GTACACTCATGTACGGGATATCACAACCGCTGCTAGACACAAAACCTATACCTGGTAATCAGGTACATAACCTTTAAAGATGATAAATTCTTATAAGGATTAGCACATTCTAATTAAGCAAGAATGATAATTGCACAATACCGTCTTCATCGACTGGTATATATAATGGGCTCAGATATAAGCACGATCTGGCCACTCGCTTTTTATATAAAACGATCTCATCTTGAAGATGAGCGTTTTCTAAATCCATTGTAGGTGTTGATTCGTCAATTTTACGAACGTATTTTTCGAGACCTCGGTAATCGAATTGCATTACAGTCTCATCAACACTAGAAGTTCCTCTGAACATCCAATTTAAAGGTTGTTTAACATCTCGTATTATTTCAGATGTCGGAAGTTGTGGGCAATTAAGTAATTGCGCTTGATATATAATACGTTTTTTAATATCACAACCCCAATTTTCAGAGTCCAGATCAACTGGAAGGCCAATAGGCTTGAACGGCGGTTTGGTTAGTTCATCACGATACCATTCCGAGCGTAAAATGTACGCTAACTGCAACTGACGCTTAGTTGCTACAATACCGAAAGATTTTTTTGAATAACTTCGGCATAGAGAAGTTCCTATAGGAAGTTTCATACCAAGTCCTCCCATAGTGCGAGGAAAGTACCAGTTTAAACGGGTACCATCTGGTAATACTGAACATTCTTCCAACTTTTCTTTATTATAGAACTTAAAACGAGCGTCGGCGCGAATCGGATTTAAAGCACCGTGAATCACACTTTGATGTAAACAATGAATAGGCTTAAACCTGCCTTCTTCTACTCTTGCGACTTTACTCTGTCCAAGAAGCATACCTGCATTAAAGAAAGGTACGTATTTCGAGAATCTCCCTTGATCTTTATAGAATAAAGCACTATTGATAGTACCAAACTTCTTATGAAGAAAATTCTTACCAGGCGAGGGTGTCAAACCAGCCTCTGGTAGAAGGGAAAGCCAATTATCGTAACGCTTTCGATCAGTGCCGAACATTATGTCGTCACCATTAACAAGAACATTTAACTGATCAAATCTTAATGTAGGCTCTACTGCTATCCAATAAGTTATTAAATTAATAATACAAAGTATTGGAAAGGATAGTACAGAACCCATTAGTTGACCATTTTCTTGTTGAACAGGTAATAATCCTGAATCTTTTGCGTATTCAATAATATGCTCATAAAGAACTCTCCTCAAAGAGTATATGAGTTTCCCACTAATTAATAGGTTATCAACTGAACATTTTAATAGTATACGTTCAAAACAAAGCTTTGTCAGTTGAATCTTTATGTTATCAGTCGCAGCAGAGAAGTC